ATACAAAGTCTTATTGGTACGTATCAATATTACTTACAAATGATTAGAGATGTAACTGGTTTAAACGAAGCTAGAGATGGTAGCCAGCCAGATAAAGATGCTTTAGTTGGTATTCAAAAACTAGCTGTAAACGCTTCTAACATTGCTACAAAACATTTATTAGATTCTATGCTTTATGTAACTTTAAGGATATGCGAAAACATAAGTTTAAAAGTTGCAGACGTTATTGCTAATCCATTGCTACATAACGCTTTAAGAAATTCTATTAGTTCTTTTAATGTTAAAACTTTAGAAGAGTTAATGAATTTACAAATACATGATTTTGGTATATATATACAAATAGAGCCAGAAGAGCACGAAAAAGCTTTATTAGAACAAAACGTTCAAATGGCTTTACAAACGGGTGTTATAGCTTTATCTGATGCTATAGACATTAGAAATATTAAAAACCAAAAACTAGCTAATCAGTTCTTGAAGCTTAGGCAGAACCAAAAGCTAGAAAGAGAACAAAAACAAAAGCAAGCTAATATACAAGCTCAAGCACAAGCAAACGCCCAACAAGCAGAGAAAGCTGCAATGAACGAAGTTCAAAAGCAACAAGCCATAACTGCTGAAAAAGTAAGTATTGAGCAAGCTAAGTCTCAATTTGAAATACAAAGAATGCAAGCTGAAGCAGAAATAAAAAGAGGTTTAATGGCTGAAGAATTTGGTTATCAAATGAAACTCGCTCAGGTTAAAGCTAACTCTGAAGGATCGAAAGAGAAAGAGATAGAAGATAGAAAAGACGAAAGAACTAAAATACAAGCAACTCAGCAATCAGAGTTAATATCGCAAAGACAAAATGATTCATTACCAACAAATTTTGAGTCATCCGGAAATGATACCCTTGGAGGTTTCGGACTAGATAATTTCTAGCACTATCAAAATTAACTATTTAATTATATTATATCATGGAAGAAGCAACTAAACAGGAAGGTGAGTTTTCTTTAAAAGGAAAAGGCGCTAAACCTAAACAGTTAAATCAAGAAGCTCCGGCTGTAACAAAGGTTAGTATTAAAGAACCTGTGTTAGAAAACAAAGAAGAAATTACTAAAGTAGTAATCCCTAATGACACATTAAAACCTGAAGAAAATGCCATTCAAGAGCAAGAAACAGAGAGCCCTGTGTTACTCACAGAACAACCCAAAGTGGGATTGCAAGAAGTGGGACAAGGAGACGAAGGGTCCACTGAAGATGTTACTACCAAGTTCACGCCTTTACAAGAAGTAACTGACGAAGAAATAAAACAAGTAACAAAAGAAGCACAAGAAGCCGTAAGAGATGAAAAGATCTTAGGTAGAAAACTACCAGAAAATGTTGAAAAGCTGGTTAGCTTTATGGAAGACACTGGGGGAACAGTTGAAGATTACGTTAGACTAAACGCTGATTATTCAAATATTGATGAAACTGTTTTATTAAAAGAATATTACAAAAAAACAAAGCCTTATTTAGAGTCTGAAGATTTAGATTTAATCTTAGAAGATTATGAATATGATGAAGATCTAGATGAGGATAGAGATATACGCAAAAAGAAGATTGCGTTTAAAGAAGAAGTTGCAAAAGCTAAAAACTTTTTAGAAAGCACAAAGAGTAAATATTACGACGAGATCAAGTTGAGACCGGGCGTTACTCAAGAGCAGCAAAAAGCTACAGATTTTTTCAACAGATTCAACAAAGAACAAGAGACTGCTGAACAGCAACACTTAGAGTTTAAATCTGATACAAATAAATACTTCTCTGATGAATTCAAAGGTTTTGATTTCGATGTTAGTGGTAAGAAATTTAGGTATGGAGTACAAGATTCTAATAAAGTTGCTAGTGATCAATCTAACATCAATAACTTTGTAGGTAAGTTCCTAAATAAAGAAGGTGTTATGACTGATACAAAAGGCTATCACAAAGCTTTGTATATGGCTTCTAATGGAGATGCAATTATAAATCATTTCTACGAACAAGGTAAAGCTGACGCTGTCCGCGACGTTGTTAATAAATCAAAAAATCTAAAAGATAGTCCTAGAACTTCTCAAGGAGGTAGCGATTTCGTAGGTGGATTTAAAGTTAAATCGATTAGTAGTCCTAATTCTTCAAAACTAAGTATTAAAAAGAATAAATTTAACTAAAAAACAATTATTATGAGTTTAACTCCACAATTCGGTTCAATTCAACCGAGTCAATTACAACAACCTTTACAGAGTAACTACCTCCAATTTAACGGAGCTGGTGCTGGCGCAAACAACTTTGCTCAACAGTATTTACCTGAAATTTATGAACAAGAAGTAGAGCGTTATGGAAACAGAACGTTATCTGGATTCTTAAAAATGGTTGGCGCTGAAATGCCAATGACGTCTGATCAAGTAATTTGGTCTGAACAAAATAGATTACATATTTCTTACAACGGAGTTTCTGTTGCTGCGAATGTTGTGGCTGCTGGTGCAACTACAAACGTTATTGCTGTAGCTGCTGCTGATACAAATGTTATATCTGTAAACGATACTGTAGTACTTTTAAACCCTGCAAACGGAGCAGAGTCTAAAGCTATCGTAACTGCTTCTGTACCTGGTGCTGGTGGTAACTTTACTGTACAATCTTATGACAATGCCGGTCTTGTTGGTAATTTAGTTGCTGCGGCAGTAGCTTTAGGAACAGGTATCAAGGTGTTTGTATACGGTTCTGACTACGCTAAAGGATCTAACATTGCTACAGGAGCTAGAGTATCTGTTACTCCATCTTTCACACAATATTCTAACTCTCCTATCATCTTAAGAAATCAGTATACAATTTCTGGTTCTGATATGTCACAAATTGGATGGGTAGAAGTTGCTACTGAAGACGGAACATCTGGATACTTATGGTATTTAAAAGCTGAATCTGAAACAAGATTACGTTTTGAAGACTATTTAGAAATGAGTATGGTAGAAGCTGAGTACAGCCAATTAGGAACTAATGCAACAAATCCTGGATCACAAGGTTTATTTGCTGCTATCCAAACTCGTGGAAACGTAGAAGTAGGATTTACTGCTGCTGCTGGATTAGACGAATTTGATGCTATCTTAAAGAACTTAGATACACCAAGGAGCAATTGAAGAGAACATGTTATTTTTACAAAGACAAACGTCTTTAGATTTTGACGATATGTTAGCTTCTATTTCTGGTGGATTCGCTGGAGGTACTGCTTTTGGTTTATTCGAAAATTCAGAAGAAATGGCTTTGAACTTAGGATTCTCAGGATTTAGAAGAGGTTCTTATGACTTTTACAAAACTGACTGGAAATACTTAAACGACGCATCTACTCGTGGAGCTTCAACTGGTATATCTTCTGTTGAAGGAGTATTAGTACCTGCTGGAACATCTACAGTATATGATCAAATTTTAGGAACTAACATTAGAAGACCTTTCTTACACGTAAGATATAGAGCGTCTGCATCTGATGATAGACGTATGAAATCTTGGTTAACTGGTTCTGCTGGTGGAGCAACAACATCTACTTTGGATGCAATGGAAGTAAACTTCCTATCTGAAAGATGTTTAGTAACTCAAGCTGCTAACAACTTTGTATTATTCAAAGGAATCTAAAAGATTCAAAATTAATGTAGTAATTACCCTCGTTTAAACTACGGGGGTAACTATTACCTTTGTGTGACATTAGCTAGTATATATTATAGTAACAGGCTATTGTCATTAAATAAACATTTATATTATATCATATTATGGCTACAAAAGCACAAGCTAAAAAAGTTGAGGTAGCACCTCAAGTTAAAGCACAACCTGTTAAGGCTGCTCAGCCAAGTAAACCAACTTGGGAAATTAAAGATAGAATTTATTATTTAAGAGGCAACAAAAGCCCTCTTACTCTAACAATACCGTGTCGTCACACTAGAAAGCATCCGTTATTATATTTTGACAAGATCACTGGTATACAAAGAGAAATAAGATACGCTACTAATCAATCATCTCCGTTAGTAGACGAACAAAAAGGAGAATGTACATTAGGTCACATACAGTTTGCTGATGGTGATTTAAGAGTACCAAAAGAAATGCAAAACCTGCAAAAACTACTTTCAATATACCACCCTTTAAAAGGAAAAATATTTGATGAGTTTAGTGCCGCTGAAGAAGCTGAAGATGACTTAGATGTATTAGATCTTCAAATTGATGCTTTATTATCTGCTAGAGAAATGGAGATAGATCAAGCTGAAGCTATAATGAGAGTAGAACTAGGGTCAGGAGTTAGTAAGATGAGTTCTAAGGAGCTTAAAAGAGATTTACTATTGTTTGCTAAGAACAACCCAATGCTATTCTTAGATTTAGCTAATGACGAAAACGTTCAACTTAGAAATGTAGCTATTAGAGCTTCGGAATCTGGTATTATAGTATTGTCTCAGGATCAAAGAACATTTACTTGGGCTTCAACTGGAAGAAAGCTAATGACAGTTCCTTTCGATGAGAATCCTTACTCTGCAATGGCTGCTTACTTTAAAACCGATGAAGGTGTAGAAGTTTTTAGGTCAGTGGAGAAAAACTTGAAATAACATGTAATATTAATATAGGGCTCGTTTACTCGGGCCCATATTATAATAAATAAAAAAAATGGCAATAAACGTAGATACAGTATATAAAACTGTCTTGTTAATACTAAACAAAGAACAGCGTGGCTATATGACACCACCTGAATTTAACAGGATAGCTACTCAAGTTCAGTTAGACATATTCGAACAGTATTTCGAGGATTTAAACCAACAACTACGAGTGCCACAAGCAGACG